ACAGGACCACCGAACGACTGACGACCACGTGGGTCTCCGCTGTGCCTGGCAACGTCTCGGAGCAGAACACCGTGTCCCCGGCGCAGAACCTGATTCACCGGTCGGTCGCTGTGAACCGTGGCGGCACTCTGGAGCAGTACCTCAACGGCGCGCTCTCCAGCGTGGGCACCGCGCTCCCGAGCTACACGGCGCCGACCACCGAAGCATTCCAGATTCAGGGCTCTTCCACGATGGTCGACGATTTCGAGTTGATCTCAGTGACGTGGATCGACTCCGCGCTCGACTCGACCGCAGTGGCCGCGTGGGATGCGCAGGTGGTGGCCGGCGGCTCGCGCGCGTTCTCCGGCGCGGCGGGGCTCTTCGACCAGTGGGACGGGTCAGGCACGTGGGTCGACTCGATCGGCGGACTTTCTCTCACGGTGTCTGGCTCGCCCGTGCGCCGAGACATCACCGGAGCGGCGTACGCATGACCAGCATCATCGACTTCGGCGCAGACCCCACCGGCCAGATGTCATCCGTGCAGGCGTGCAAGGACGCATTTTCCTCGGGCGCGCGTGTGGTGGACGTGCCCCCCGGCACGTACCGCATCGACCAAGACCTACGGCCGTCGGTGGGCGTCCGACTCCGCGGGGCGGGCGGCGCGTTCCGAGGCGCGGCCTCGACGCTGCATCTCGTGGGCGACGCGACGGTGCGCATCGACAATCTGGGGCGCTCGTGCGCGCTCGAGGACATGGCGATCAAGGGCGACCGCTACGCGCCTCGCGATGCGCTCGTGGTGGCCACGGCCGCGTTCAACATGCGCGGCTGCTACCTGCTCAACAGCGGCAAGCACGGGATCCGCATCGACGGCGCGAACGGCGTGGGCAACGCGAACGGATGGAAGCTCGACGACGTGACGATCGAGAACTGCGGCGAGGCATCGCCCGGGCAGTACGGGTCGGACGGCTACGGCGTGCTCGTCTCGGGTCAAGACTCGCAAGGCTCGGGGCGCGGCGTGCGCGTCGTGTCGTCGTGGGGCGGCATCGGCGATCGGTCGTTCCTCGGCTCGACGTGGACCGACTGCCACGCGGAGGGGTGCGCTGGCCGCGGCTACCTCAGCGACACCGCGCGCAGCGTGTGGGTCGGCTGCTATTGCGAGCTCGACTCTCCTACGCAGATGGGCTCGTGCATCGTGCTCGGCGGCACGCTGGCGGCCGTAGTGCGGCAACAGGCTGGCCCACCGGCGCAGCGGTCGGCGCCGCTCGTTGTGGACGCTGGCGAGATCTCGCGGCTGCTCGTGCGCAGCACGGCCGGGGCCTCGGGCGTGCGCTCGTTCGTCGGCTTCAGCGATGGCCGCACGCCGCTCGCGTGGCAAGCGAACGAGGACGCGCATGAGGTCGGGCTCACCGCTCACGGCGGACCCGGGCCCAACGGCGGCCCCGGGTCGCAGGTGTGGGCCATCTGCCGCGCGCGCTCGCTCTCGCTGGCGTCGCTCCTCGTGACGCGCATCGGGCACGCGCTCGGCGCTGACCAGCTCATCGCGCCGAAGGGCATCCACCTCCCCGACGGACCCGCGTGGGTGAAGGTCGACGCGGCCACGATCAAGAGCATCGAGGCGCGGCTCGCTGCGCTGGAGTCGGCGCCGTGAACGCCCTCCCCGAAGGCATCTTCGCGGTGCTGCTCGTGCGTGGAGGCTTGCCATGACCTGGGAGCTCGCAGGCGGCACGCTGACCACGCTGCTACTCGCGGTGGCGGGCGTGATCACGGCCGTCGGGCTCTGGATTCGCGCCCGGGCCGAGGCCGCCCCGCGACACGCTGCCGCTGAGGAGAAGCTCGCGGCGGCGCGGAAGGCGATCGCCGAGACGAGGCTCATTGAGGCGCGCACCCGGGCGGCCGACGCGGAGGCGGACCGGGCGCGCGAGGAGGCGAGCGGCAGGCACCTCCTCTCGGCGGTCACCGAGTCGGAGCAGCTTCGCGTCGAAGTGAGAGCCGCGCGGAGCGAAGCGCACGCGGCGAACGCGCGGGCGTCCGAGCTGGAGATCGCGCGGGCTCGTGAGCGCGAGGAGCTCGAAGTCGCGCGGGCCCATGACCGCGAGGAGTGCCGCGTCGAGATCGAGCGGGCGAACAACGGGGCGCTCAACGCGCTCGACCGTGCGCAGCGCGCCGAGGCGCGCTGCGGCGAGCTCGAGCGCTCGCTCGCGGCGCTCAACCAACAGTTCGCGGAGTTCCGCAAGCAAGCAACGAGGTAGACCATGACCGACCAGAAGAACCCGACTCTCCTCCAGCGCCTCGACGCGCTCAAAGTCCCCCACGCCATCGTGATCGCGGCAGCGCTCGGGTTCCTCAGCGCTCTCACCTACGCGATCCCCGAGGCGCACCGCGGCGAAGTGGTCCTGTACGTAGTCGGACTGGTGATCACGACCGTCACCGGTGTCGCGCTACCGAGCGTGTTCCGCCAGGGCGGAGCGCCATCGCGCTTGCCGGTCAACCGCGTCGAGCGCGCTCCCATCCGCCTCGACCCCGATGACGACCTCGACGAGGACGACGACGACAGCGAGGCGGGCTTCGCTGCCCACGACGCCATCGGGTACCTCGCGCTGTTCGGCCTGTGCACGCTCGCGGCATGGCGGCTCTTCGGGCCGCCGCTGCTCCGCGCGTTGGGTCTCTGGGCGGTCCTTCTCGTCGCGCTCCCAGGGTGCGGCGGGGCGCTCCTCGCTCAGGCAAGGGCGGCCACGATCGCGACGGTCGCTCTTGAAGGCGGACGTCGGATGATGGTGCAGGTCGCAGAGGAGCGAAGCGCGGCGTGTGAGGACGAGGTGTGCGTGCTCCAGGTGCGCGAGGACATGCGCCCGGCGGAGGCTGCGTACGAGGGCCTCCGCCTGACGGTCTCGTCGTGGGTATCCAGCCTCGACGTCGCTCACCTCGCGGGCATCGGAGAGGAGATCCTCGAAGCGCTCGTCACCGCCGGGCTTCGCTTCGTCGTGGATTGGGGGACCTTCGCGACGGCGCTTCGTGGTGTCGGCGTGGAGCTGCCTCAACTCCCCGACGTGCTCCTCGCGGACGTCGGAGGTGCGCGATGAGCCTCGACGCGCTCATCGAGACAGGCGTCACCGTCGCCGCCAAGGTGCTCTTCGCGAGCATCGACGCGCTCATCGAGAAGGCGGACGCCGACGAGGCCGCGGAGATTCGCCGCATGCTCGAAGCGTCGCGCGGGCGCCTCGACGCCATGCCCCCCGCCGCGGAGTCGCTCGACGCGATCCGGGACAAGAACCTCGAGCGCGTGCGTGCCCGACGAGTGCGTGGCCTGGACACGGCCCCCCCCGCTGCGCCTCCGAGGGGGCCCGACCACCCATGAGCGACGCTGCCGCACTCCGCCGGCTGCTCGCATCGGGGCAGCTCGACGAGGCCGCCCGCGGCGCCCTCGAGCGCGTGATCCCGCGTCTGCAGCTCGAGGAGGACGTCGAGCGGAGCCGGCGCGCCGAGGACGACACCCAGCGTCTCGGACCGCAGCCCGCGCGATGAACGATGACGCGCCGCGATGTGCGGCGCCGAGGAGAGAACCATGAACGTCCGTGCCAAGTTCCGTTGCAGCGAAGTCGCCAAGATGAAGGGCGGCGGATCCGATGAGGCGCTCGAGAGAGTGCGCTTCCACCCCGTGAGCGGTGAGGAGAACAAGATGTGGTCGAAGTGGACCCCCGGCGGGAGCCTCGAGATGACGATCTCGAACCCCGCCGTGCACGGCGCCTTCGAGCCGGGCGAGGACTACTTCATCGACATCACGCCGGCCAAGTCGGCGTGACCACGATCCCCCGAGGTCTCGGCATCTACTGCGAGCGCGGCGACAGCGTCGCTGGCGCCGCAGCCACGTCGCGGCTCGTCGAGCGCCTTCAGCGCGCGGGAGCGAAGCACGTTGGGTTGTGCGCCGAGGCCTCGGACGGGTGGCGCCCGCGGCGGGCGGCGTTCGCTCGCGTGGTCGAGCAGCTCGTTGGCGCGGGCCTCGATGTGCACGCGTACGCCCTCCCGGGGCACGACCGGGCGAAGCTGGGCGCACGGGTCACCGAGGAGCTCCTGACGCTCTCCCAGCGCCTCCCGCTTCGCGGGTACATCCTCGACGCCGAGGAGCCCTACCGCGGCCTCCACGACGAGCTCGTCGCCGCCTGGTCGACGTTGGTCGATGGTGCGACCGAGGCGACGATGGTCGGCCTCACGACCTACGGCCTGCCGACCGAGCGCGGAGCGTTCCCATGGAAGGCGATCGTCGGCCGCGGCTGGCTCGGGTGGCAGGCCTACCTCCGCGCGGCGAAGGCCGCCCGGGTGCGCGCTGGGCTCGAGGTGCTGCGCGGCCTCTGGGACGACGCCTCTGTGGTTCCACACCTCGCCAGCTACGAGCGGAAGGGCGCTCCCGTCGCTGGTGAGCTCGACGACGGCCCGGGACGGCTCGTCTCGGACCTCGACCGCGCCTGCCGCGACGACGAGGGGCGGATCGACGTGCTCGGGGCATGGGTCTGGGCGGAGGGCTCCCTGTCGAGCCGCGAGCTCGATGCGCTGGGGAACTGGGTTTCAGCCGCTGGCTGGTGAGGAGTCTGCATGTCGTTCGGCAACACCTTCGAAAACGAGCTGATGGATCACATCTTCCGCAACGCGGCCATCACGCTCGTGGGCGATGCGGCGGGCCTTCTGCCGAGCGCGGCGGCGGGGTCCCTGTACCTCTCGCTGCATACCGCCGACCCCGGCGAGATCAGCGACCAGACGACGGCGGAGGTCTCGTACACCGGGTACGCACGGGTGGCCTTGGCTCGAGGCGCCGGGTTCGCGGCAGCGTCCGGCGGGGCAACGGCGCTCGCCGCTACTGCGGCCTTCGGCCAGCGGTCCAACGCGGGCGCCGCCGTCGAGGCAACGCACTTCCAGGTCGGCACGGCCTCGTCCGGAGCGGGCAAGGTCATCGCGCGCGGCATCATCGGGCCCACCACGGGCGGGTTCAGCAAGCCGTTCGTGGGGCTCCCCTCCACCGACGAGATCAAGATCGTGGGCCACGGCCTCGTGGTCGACGACCGCGTCGTCTTCCGCAGCCTCCTCGGCTCCACGCTGCCCACCGGGCTCTCCGAGGGCGTCGTGTACTTCGTGAAGACCGCGCCCGATGGCGACACCATCACGCTCGCGCTCACCTCCGGCGGCGCGACCGTCGACATGACGACGCTGGGCTCGGGCATCGCCCAACGCGCGCTGCCGATGTCGATCGTCCAGGGCACCATCCCGCAGCTCGACACCGGCACCACCTTCCGGGTGGACTGAGCCATGGCGATCACGACCGTCGACGGGTACGTCGCCGCCGCGAAGCAGCGGACCAAGGTCATCAAGACGGCCGCCGCGACCACCATCGCCGCGCTGCCGTTCACCACGCTCGACCTCGCCGGGCTCCCGGGCGCGGGCTCTCTCGCGGTCGGCAACACCGCGAACGGTCTCGTGCCCACCGACGCTGGCGCTGGGCATCCGCTCATCAACGCGTTCGGGGGAGGGGCCACGGGCTACCTCGGCGCCGTCGACTTCGGTTCGTCTGTCGCATCTCGGCTCACGATCTACGATCGCCTCTTCCACGCGGGGTCGTTCTCCCTCGCCGCGCTCACGACGTTCAACCTGACGTCACAGCCGAGTTACTCGGGGCGCCTCCCCGCCGCGGACTACACCGACCTCGAACTCTTCATCGAGGTCAACGCCGCCATCGCAGCCAGCGCCGCCACGATCGCCATCGGCTACACGAACGAGGCTGGCACCGCGGGGCGGACCACGGGGGCCTCCGCCTCGCTCGCGAGCATGACCACGCGGCGCCTGATCCCGATGCCGCTCCAGGCGGGCGACAAGGGCATCCAACACATCGACAGCGTGACGGTCGGTGGCGTGGCCGCAGCGAGCGGGACCGTCAACGTAGTGGTCGCAAGGCGGCTCTGGTCGAACCGCGTGAAGACCGCGAACGACGGCGGCGTGGACGCTCTCGACGCGGCAGGCCTCCCCATCCTCTACGACACCTCGGCGCTCTGGCTCGTCGTCGAGGCCGACAGCACCTCGAGCGGCATCCCCGAGGTCTACCTGACGATCGCGAACGGGTGACCCGTGGGGATCTGGCGCGGCACCCTCGCGCGGAAGAAGCAGCTGCGGGCGCGCAGGTCCATCGCGGGGCTCCTGCCGAGGTCGTCGGCGCTCGACGAGGTCCTTACCGCCGCGCTGCTCGACGCGCCGTCCTCCGGCATCATCGAGACGCGGTCGGGAGCCACGGCCTCGACGGGAAGCTCGAGCGCGGGCGGAGCCCCCGCAGCAGCTCGCTCCGCGAGCTCGGCCGCCCTTGGCGCCGCCACCGCGGGGAGCGCGCCGAAGGCATCCCGGTCCGGGGCGAGCGCCGCTCAATCCGCTGCGGCAGCCGGGGGCACCAAGACCGACGTGAGGTCGGGGGCAGCCGGGGACCTCGGGACGGCGTCGGCCGGGAACGCGAAGCGCGAGGTGCGCGCCGGCACGTCGGGGACGACCGCGACGGTCGCCGCTGGCGCTGCGCCGCGCGCTGTACGCTCGGCGGCGTCGGCCGCGGTGTCCGCGTCGCCTGCGTCCGCTGGTGCGGCTGAGGCCCGTTCAGGTGCCTCGGCGGGGATCGAGGCTGGCCATGGCGTCGGGGCCTCGTCGGGCGGCTCCCCGGTCACCCAGGCGGCTACGCCCGCTCCGACGCGGGCGCCTCAGGTGTTGGCCACCTCGTCCCGAGCTGCAGGCCGCGCCCGGCCGCCCTCCACTGACGTCCCGCGGTCGGCGACATTCGGGGGATCCGGGAGGTCGGCAGGGTCGGCGTCGGCGTCAGTGGGGCGTGGGAGCCCTGTCCCAGGTCGGAGGCGGTAGCTGGTCGGGAGCTCGTCGCGCAACGGATACCGCGCCCGGCCGATGCTCGGTGATGCACCGCTCGACCTGGACCGCTTGGACCATCTCCCTCGACCGCGTCGTCGTGGAGCTCGACGAGCGCGCGACGCCACGAGGCCTCGCGCTCGAGCTGGACGTGAGGCTCGGCGCGCGAGGCGTTCTTTGGGCGACGTGGAGGCTCGAGGACGGCACGCCGCTCGGACGCGTGCGCATCGGCGTGGGGTGATCTACGGTCCGCGAGCCCGCCGGTCGCCTGCGTCCCCCTCCCCATCCCCCCCCGCGGCGGTTGGCGGGCACTTCCCCTACCTGGACGGCTGTTCGGGTGTGTGAGGTTTTCGATGAATCGACCGAAGGAACGTGGTAGGACAAGTGTCCTAGGAACATGAACATGGAAAAGGTGAGGAAGCACTTCGTGTCGTTCGTCGACGGGTTCGCCCGGTCGATAGACGTCGCAGGGTCCCTGCACACCGACTCGCGACGCCACCAAGAGCTGAGGAACATCAAGGCCGCCGATGCGCTGCGCTCCGATCTGGAGCGCGTCGGAGCCGACTTCCGCCGCGCGACGTTGAGCGCATCTCACGCGCGGTGAACGACGGCATCAAGAAGACACACGGCGCCCGGGCTTCAAGCCCGGGCGTTTCGTCTTCTGAGATGAAGATGGCCGGCGAACGCGATCAGGACGGCAACGTTCGCGTGCGGGCGGACGTCGGGATCTACGAGGGCCCTCTGCCCCACCCCGACATGATGGCGAGGTACGACCCCGCGACCCGCGAAGCGATCGTCAAGTCCTGGCAGGACGAGACGCGTCACCGCCGAGCGCTTGAGGTCAGGCTCGTGACGCAGGACGAGACCGCCCAACGCGACGAGATGGCGATCACCAAACTCGGGATGCAGTTCGGTCTGACCATCGGGCTCGCCGGGCTCGCCGCCTCCCTCGTGGCGGTGGCTCTTGGGGGCCACGTCGTCGGCGGGGTCATCGCGGGGCTGGATCTCGTGGCGATGATGAGCGTCTTCGCGCGCCGGCATGCGAAGCGAAACGAGACGCCCACGCCGGCCCCGTCCCCACCGACCAAAGGGGACGAGCTCGCGCCCCCGAAGCGAAAGCGCTAACGCGCCTTGGCTGCGTGGCATCGGCGATGGACCGGGCCCGTTGCTCTCAGCGTCGGCGCTTCGGCACGTTCAAGGCCGCGATGGCGCTCTCCGAGGCGGGTAGCCCGATGAGGATCGGGCCGTCCTGCACGGCGCCTCGGTAGGTCGTCACGACGAACCAGAGATTCGGGCGTTTCAGAATGCACCACACCTGGCCGACGTCGCCGTAGAAGTCGAGCGACTCGCCAACGCGGGCGCGAAACGCGCAGCCCTCATGAATCCAAGCGACGTCCTCGCATCCCGTCTCCACGATGTCGGCGCCGCAGTTCTTCCGGATGTGGTCGAGGACCGCGCCCTTCAGGAAGGCGGCGTGCGCATCGTCGTTCGCCATGGGGACGAACCATCCAGGTTCCCTGTGATCTTGGGGCATCCGACGACCCTAGCAGTTCGGCGCGACGTGGCATCACCTGTCGCGGGTGATGCCGAAGCCGCAACGTCACTGGTAGGGTGCGGGGATGTACAGCGACGTGCGGGAGAAGCCCAACACAGCGGTGAGCGAGGTTCGTGGAAAGCCGACGCCCGAGAAGATGGCCAACGCCCTCATCCACGTGATGATGATCCAGGACGAGACGTCCGGCGGGCTTCGTAGGCGCATCGACGCGCTGCTCGCGCTCTTCGACACCCACCAAGGCCCCGATGGGAGCCACCTCGCGTCGGCGAGGAAGATGACGCCGGACCAGCTCGCCAGTGCATTCGCGGAGCTGAAGTCCATCCGCGACAGCGCGTAGCCGTCAGCGTCACGGCTCACCTCGGAGGCGGGCCAGTATCCGGCGCAGTGCCACGATCTCCTCCTGAGGTGAGCGCATCCGCCATTCGGAGGGCGGCCTCGCGGTCGATCTCCGCGGCGATGAGCGCACCAGCGACGACGAGTTGCCGCGTGCGGTCCCCGCGGGTTCTCTCGACGAGGTTCCACGCGAGCGTTTCGTGAGGGTCAGTCACCGAGGCGTCCGTGCCGAACGCGGCCAACTGCGCCGCGGCGATCGCAAGCTCGCCGCGCACGTGCGCTTTGTCGTGCTCGGGGCCCCACTTGCCGATCTGCGAAAGCCTCTCGCCCGCGATCATCGCGGCACCCACGGATGCGACCGCTCCGCCACCTGCGTCCACCAGCGCCTGGAGCTTCTCAGCCACGGCATCGGCGCGCGCCTTCTGCGTGTCGTGGTCGGCCTTCCACAGCCGCGCGGAGCCCCACGCGTCCTTCAGCTCCCGCTCCAGCTTCTCCATTTGCGTTGCGAACGCGTCGATCCCCTCGGCTATCACGAGCACGTTTCGCAAGGCTTGCTGCGCCACCTCGAGCTTCTTCTCGGCGGCCTCGGCGCGGGCCTTCGTCGCGGCCACCTGCGCGTCGATGTCGTGCAGGGATCGCCAGTGCGTCTCGGGGTTCGGCCCGTTCAGCACCGTGTCGCACCGCGCGAGCACCTCTCCGCTCAGATCTCGCGCGTCCCGCTCCAGCTCCGCCGCCTCTACTCGCGCGGTGAGCGCATCGATGTCGCGGGACACCGAATAGGCCAGCGCCTGCCCGAGACCGTCGAAGTGCACCGTCGAGCGCGCGCCGTCTTTCTCGGTGGCGCACACCCAGCCGTCGTACCCGCCAGCGTACACACGGCGGCACCCGCGCTCGTAGATCGGCGCACACACCCAGCCGTCGTGCCCGCCAGCGTACACACGGCGGCACCCGCGCTCGTAGATCGGCGCACTGCCTCGCCCATCGCGCCCCGCTTCGACGAAGCCGAGGCCCTCGATGAGGGCGTCCCGCTCCGCCTCCGCACCCTTGGCCCGCTCGGTTGCCCACGCGGCCTCGGACTTGGCGTCGTCGCGCTGCGCCGTGAGGGCCTCGATCTCGACCCTGTGCGCCTCACGGATGGCGTCACGCTGCTCCCTCAGCGCCCGCACCTCGGAGCGCGCCTCGTCTCGGTCGGCCACCACGGCGCGGGCAGCGTGCTCCAATGCCACGCCCGGAGCCGCGCCGAGAACCGTGCGGGCGACGTACTCGATGCCGACTTCAAGCCCCGAGATGGCACCACGGGCAGCGGCCAAGTCGGCCCGCAGTTCGTCGGCGTACTTCGGGAGCATGCCGATCCCGTCGCTCGCACCGGCCCCGAGCGCCGAGCCGGTCCTGAGGACGCATTCGCGGAGGGCGTCTCGCTCCCGCGCCATCTCCCGCACGGCCTCGATCGCTGCCATCTGCGGGCCGCACACCTTGCAGCCCTCAGATGCGAGCCGCGCCTCGGAGCAGCAACCCACGCGGAACGCGGCTTCGATCTCGTCGAGCGTCATGACCCACCTCCGACGCCGTCGGCGTCCTGGACTGACGAAGCGCGCGCGGCCTCCTGCGTCCACATCCCCACCGTCAGCACCGCGCGCCTCAGCTGGTCGATCACCGCCATGGCCGACCGGATGCGCTCCGCGCGCTCTCGGCGAGCCCAGCCAGGCACGCCAGCCGGCAGGGCTTCGGCCCTGGCCAGCGCCATGCGCGCCTCGCGGTCGAGCGTCCGATGCAGGTCGAGCGCCCAGCGCGGCACGCGGTAGGTCGGGCCGAAGATCGACGGCTTCCACAGAACGATCTCGTGCGGGTCTCCATCGGCGTTGATGAGCGCGTTCACGTGGTACCTCGCTCCCAGCGGCAGAGGGCCCGCTCCCGTCGCGCGAACAGCAGGCCGGCCACCGTCCCGTACGCGACCGGGTCAGCGTCCTCGTGTCCCTCCAGCGTGGCGTGCGCGTCGTCGGACAGCGTGCCCCATGCCCACGAGCAGTCGGCCGCCTCGACGGCCTTGGCGAGCGCGGTGCACTCGGGGCAGTGGCGCATGCGGGAGATCCTCCCATCCCACGATCCGGTGGCCTGCGTGTAGACCTCGCCGCGAAGGATCCCGCGCGAGCAGTCCTCGCACTCGTGGACCTTGCGCGCCTTCGGGCGCTCGACGACGTACCAGTCGGGCGGATCGAAATCGACGGTGCACATCAGGACCTCCCTTCCGACGCGTGGACAAGCCTCTGACTGACTCCCATTCGAGCGATCAGCTCTCGGAGGGCGCCCGCCTCAAGCGTCACCTCGTCGTCGTCGCGGTAGGACACGAGCTCGCGCTCGACGAGTTCGGCGTCGGCAGCGTAGTTCCGCGGCGGCGCGGCGTCCGCCTCTCGGAACAGGGTGGATGCGCGGCGCGCGCGATCGAGCTTCGGGAGTGTCGTGGGGAACTGGATCGGCGACGTCCCATCGACCGAATCCGCCCACGCGTCATGAGCAAGACGCATCCTCCGCGACGTGTTCACGCGCGCGACGTGGTAGTAGGTCCCCCGCCCGCGGCACCATGCGCCCCAGCTGGTCATGGTCGCGAGCTTCCATTCGGTGCTGCCGCCGAGGAAGATGCCGATCCGCGAATGGGGCCGCACCAAGACCTCCAAGTCGGCCGGCGTCATGCCGTCCTGCACAGCGATCAGGACCTTCGGAGTGACTGAGAGCGGCAACCGCGGGAGCCACGCGGCGGCCATCTCGAGCGTGGCTCGCGCGTCGGCAACCTTGTCCGGGCAGACGACCCAGTCGGCGCGCTCGCCGTGGCTCTGTACGAGCCGAGCGAAGCGGTTCTCGTCGAACGGCACGCCGCGCTGGTGGTAGGCCCACGCGCCGTTGTCGATCGCGTAGGGCATGCCCTCATGGCGATGGTCGGCCGCGGCGCTCACGAGCAAGCGCCATCCCGCCGCCCGCAACGCGTGGAGCGTCGATGCCGTCCCCGTGCGAGAGGTGTAGGCGATCATGGGCACTCCGGCGTCGGGGGGAAGTCACGGGCCCGCCGGTAGTCGCACTCGATCCAGCTCGGGATCGGCGGCAGCGAGCCGTCTCCGCCCGCGTCGACGACCCCGGAATCCGGCGCCTCGGGCGCGGTCCTCGAGCACGCTGGGAGAGCCCAAACGGCGAGGACGAGGGCCACGAGGTGGGGGAGAAAGTGGGGGACGCGTCCGCCGAGCTTGCGCGCCGCGACCGATTCGCCTACAAGTTCGCCGCTCTGCGGGCTTAGCTCAGTTGGTAGAGCGCCAGCTTCCCAAGCTGGAAGCCGCCTCCGAGAACTGGGCCCTTTCCCTGTGGTTTCGTGGTCTGACCGTATCATCGAGTCACCTCAAATCACCACCCGCAACACGCGAGGTGGGGGGAAAAGTGGGGGAGTGTTCAGCTGAAGAAGACCGCGCCGCGGTCGGACGCGTGCTCGAACAGCAGCCGCATGGTGGAGTAGAAGTCCAGGAACCGCTCGACCTCGCCCCCGCAGACGATGCCAGCGCGCTCCATGACCTGCGCCTCGAGGTCGGCGAAGTGCTTCGCGAGCCGCGCCGACGCTGCGGGTCCGATGCATCCTTCGCAGTCCGAGAACGAGATCAGTTCGCCGAACGGCACCTGCGCGTGCTCGAACCCGGGACGCTGCCAGAACTCCTCGGCCGTCTGCCCGTGGGCGCACTGGGCGAGGTACGACCGCATGCGGTTGTAGGTGCTGTAGGAGCTATGCCACGAGGTCCCCGCGTACTCCCCAGACACGAGCACCTCGCCGCCCTCGATCTTCTCCATCGGCATCCCGAGCACGGCGTCGAGACCCGCGAGGCGCGCTTCGTAGCACGGCGCCGCGTAGAGGTACCGGCCAACTTCGTTGGTGGTGCCCAGCTTCATCCCGTTGATCGCTCCGATGTCGACTCCCATGTTCTCTCCTCTGCGGCGCCGCCGCTCTATGAATCGCTGCCAGTCCGAAAGAGACTGATCACCTTTGAAGACGCGTCGCGGATCTCGAGCAGCGTCGCGTGGGAGTAGGTCTGGCCGATCTCAGCGTCGGCGTGACCGAGCATCGCCTGCCGGATGAGCTCGGGGGCCACCCGGCGAAGGGCGTTGTTGAACGTGTGCCTCAGCGTGTGGAGCCGCGGGCGCCCGGCGAGCTCGAAGCCGGCCGCGTCGCACACCGCCACGCTCGAGCGGCCTGTGGCCGAGTCGCTGCGGTACGGTGAGGCGCCCCTTCGGTGCGCACGCTCGCCGGGGAACACGACCTCCCTCCGTTCGTCGATTACCCATCGAACGGCCTCCCCGCTGACCTGTCGCGCCCGATGAGCGCGGAGCGCGGCGACGAGCTCGTCGGGGAGCGCTGTAGTCCGGCGCGAAGCCCGAGCCTTCGGGTGCCCGAGCACCCCGTCCACCTGCCCCCGTCGCACGCGGAGCAAGCGCCCGTCGAGGTCGATATCCCGCCACTCGAGGGCGGACGCCTCTGAGAAGCGCAGTCCCGTGAGCGCCAGGGTGTGCAGGAGCGGCCACGAGTGCCCCGCAGCTGCGGGGCCGTGCTCGAGGTACGCGCGCAGCTCGGAGAGCGACAGGCCGCGGCCCTCGTCCTCGGCCTCCTCGTCCTCAAGCACGCCGGACGGCACCGCGCGGACGCCCTCGACGATGTGTCCGGCCTTCAGCTCCTTCGCGAGCGTCCTCAGCACCCGGAGGCGCCCGTTGCACGTCGCGGGGGACAGACCTGCAGATCTCCACGAGGAGAGGACCTCGGCCACCTCGTGAGGCTCGATCGAGTCGAGGTAGCGCTCGCCCAACCGCTCGCACCACTGCACCAGCGACTGGAGGTAGGTGGCCTTCGTCGAGTGGCGAAGGGAGTCACCGCGAAGGGCCAGCCATCGCTCGACGGAAACGGTCAGCGAGGCTCGCACGTCGCGCCGCGGCTGACGCTCCGCGAGCCTTTCCTCTCGCGCCTTGATCAGCAGCTTCGCCGCCTCCTTGGCGGTCGGGGCTTCGACGATGCGCTCGAGCTCGATCGCCCTTGGCGCCTTCGGGTCGCGCATCTTGGCTCGGAGGAGCCACCTCCCGTCCGGGAGCGCCTGCACTCCCGGGTACCTCTTCAGTCGTTTTCCGCGCTTGCCCATGGGTGTCTCGCTGTACGTAGGCCGCCACGTCGGCCCGTGTGAAGAGGGGTGAGCGCCGGGCTCCCCGGCCCGCGACGGGTAGCTTGCCCCGATAGACCAGCATCCCAACCGCCGCGCGCGTGGTGCGCAGGATGCGGGCCACCTCGGCCGCGTCGAGCAGCTCCTCGAGGACGATGGTGTCGCTCACCGCTCACCTCGGGCGGCGCGGGGCTTGCGCTTGCGCTCGATGGTGACGGCCACCGGCCCGCCGTCCTCGGCGACGTGGAACGTATGTTGGCGCCGGCACGATGCGCACCACGCCAGCTCGCCGTCGTGCACCTCACTGCCCACGCCGCGTAGCAGCCCACCGCAGCCGCGGCCGATGCATTCGTCGATGCCCTTCTTTCTGCCGTTCACGGCTCACCTCGGGCGGCGCGGAGAATCTGCCGCGAGGCGCTTTCGAGACAGTCGGCGCGGGCGAGCTTGCTCTCGGTGGACTGCCGAATCGCGATGCCTTGCTCCACCTCTCGGCGGAGCGCCTTGGCCGTATCGCTGAGATTGGCTGCCACGCTCTCCAGCGCCTCGAGCTTCTTCTCGGCGGTGTCGGCGCGGGTTCGCTGGTCGCCGGCTGCCTCCAGGGCTTCGGCGAGTGCCGGGGAGGCACCGTGCGACTCCGGTCGCAGTCGTCCCAACTCCCTCAGCTCGAACCGCCGCGTGCTACGGCAGACGCGCAGGTCGGCCTCAGCCGCCTCTACTCGCGCGGTGAGCGCATCGATGTGGTCGAGGAGGGCGACGATGGGATCGTCCACCCCGGACGGGTCGTCTGTGAGGTGCTCTGCCATCGCCCAAGCGCGCAGGCTGGCCAGTTCGTCGGCCGTCATCGCCCGGCCGCTCACGGTCCACCTCCATCGGCCAGCCCCTTGAGCTTCAGGTCTCGCTCCGTGCCGGCGAACGACCTTCGGAACGGGAGCGCAGAGTTGAGCCTGGTGAACAGGTCGGACTTCGAGGCACCCGAGACGAGTTCGTCTCGGGCTTGCTCGATCGCCCGATGCGCGTTCTCGAGGTCGGTCTTGGCCTCCTCGAGCTCGCGCTCGAAGGCGTCCCGCTCGTCCTCGATCCCGTCGAGCTCGTCGACCCGGTGCTCGAGGTCCTCAACCTGCTCCTGCAGGTCCGGATGCTCGCTCGCTTCCATCCGAGCGCCCCAGATCCCGACGATCGACCGGCCGACCGTGTACGCGTCGTGGCCGTGCAGGGTGGCGACGAGGTCTCCACGCGCGTCCACAACGACCGCGCCCGCGGACGTCTCACGCACCTCGAACGGCTCGGGCCTCAGCGAGGCGAGGTCGGCGTACTCAGGAATGCGGCCATCGCTGGTGAATCCCATGGCTACCCCCTCTGCGGCATGATGAGGGACAGTCGGCCGGGTGACCTCACCATGACGGGGGCGAGGCCGTCGCCCGTGTTGAGGTCCACCTCGTCGGTGACGTGCGCGTCGAGCGTCTCCCGCAGGTAGGTCGCGCTCATACCGATCGGCTCGGTCGTGGGCTCGGTCGTCCCGATGACCTGGACCGCGTCCTGCGTCGTCCCGCGGTCGGGGCTGTCACTCCGCAGCCGTAGCTCATCCCCTTCGAGCGTGAGCACGATCCCCTCGCTCTTCTCCATCGTTGTGATCTTGCACCGGCCCACCGCCGACGCGGTCGCCTCGCGGTCGATTTTGGTCGCCCGCGGCGCGTTCCTTGTCGCCTGCGCGATGATCGCGTCGAGCGGGGGGAAGTGGTTCTCCGCGAGCTGGTGGACGAGCGTCAGCGCCCCGGCCGACGTCGAGGCTCTCCACCAGGCGACGCCGCTGCCGCACGAGACCTCGACACGTCCCGCGGCGGCCTCGACGATCGCGAGCACGTCGTGGAGCGCCAGGAGCGGCAACAGGAAGGCGCCGAACTTGGCATCTGGATCGTCCGACTCGAACCGCGCTCCGCGGTGCCCATCGGACGCCTGGGCGATGACCATCCCAGCGGACGTGCTGAGGTGGATCCCGGCCATGTGCGCACGCGCTTCGTCGGTGGACATGCAGTAGCGCGCTGCCAGGACGTCGCGCAGCGCTTCGACCGCTACGCTCGACCATGCGCCCTCCGACGGGCGCTCGAGCTCGTTGACTCGGGGGAAGTCCTCGAACGGGACCGTCGGCAGCGTCGACTTCGTCCGCCCCGCCTTGATGGTCAGAGCGTACTTCTCGACCCTCAGAGTCACCGGGCCTTTGGGCATCTTCCGTGCGACCGCCGCGAAGGTGCTCGCCTCGACGCAGCATTCTCCAGGGGAGAGGATCTCCACGTCCTTGACCGCCGATTCTCCGCGTCGGACGAGGTCGGTGCCGACGACCGTGAGCACGCCGCCGGCTGCGCGTAGGGAGACCTTGGTGCAGATGGGAAGCGGGGACTTCTTCGAGATGCAGCGCATCGGCAGCATGAGAGCGTCTGCAAGGGCTTCTTGTTCGATCACGAGTTCCACGAGACGACCTCCTCACGGTGGGCCACCGAAGGCACCACCCAGAACGAGCCGCTCGAGAGCGACATCGCCCCGAGCTTCGATTCAGCGAGCGCGACGAGCATCCGCTCGGCGATCGCGAGACCTGCGCCGACGGGCACCGCGTTGCCGATGTGCTCGGCGCGCTGCGTGCGCGTCCCGGTGAGCCGAAGAGGCTCGCCGTCGACCATCGCGGGGATCCCCTGAAGCGCGGCGAGCTCAAGGAGCGTCAGCGGCCGGTGCCACGTGCCGTCCTCAGCGATGATCACCGGGACGAACGGAGGCGGCTTCCGCGCGTCGATGTCGAGCGCCATCGCCTCGTCGAGGGTGAGCACGCGGACGTCGCGCAGCCACGTGCGGTCGCGCCCATCGGCCACCGCGTAGGCGCCCGTCCCCGCCGCTGCGGTGCCGGCGACCGTGCGAGCGGGCTCATCCCATCGGAGCACGCCGTAGCCCGCGTCGTAGGCGACGGGGACGCGGAGCTCGTCGACGCGAGGATCGCCCACGGACACCGGTCGGTTGTCGACCTTCGACGACCCGACAATCGCTCCGCTCGAGCCCGTCCACTCCATCACCCCATGCGCGCCGGGCCGCTCCTCGCAGGTGATGTCGATGCGGTACCGCGGGTCCGCGACCGCGAAGCGCCCCTTGCTCGGATGGTCGCCTCCCGTGACCGTTGCCGCTGGCCCATCCCATGGGCGCACTCCGAGGGCGCCGTGGTGCCAGCTGTCGCCCGTGAGCAGACCCGCAGCTCGCGGGTCGGCCACCGAGTAGCGCCCGTTCGACGGCGACGCTTCGCCCGCGACGGCGCCGATGGGCGCGTCGAAGGGGACCACGCCGTAGGTGCCGCCGTTCCAGTTCCGTTCGCGCATGACCACGCCGCGCGGGTCGGCGACGGCCTCGACGCTGTGTCCGCCAGGGCCAGTCACCGCGTCGATCGGCTCGCTCCACTGCTGGACCGCGTGACGCCGGAACACCTCGCGGCGCGCCCTTCCTTCGAGGACGCCGGCAAGGTCGCGCCAGTCTCCCCCGGCGGGGATCAGAGCCAGTCGAAGCCAGTTGCGCCACGACAGCGCGGGCATGGTGTGGAGGTCGCCCCACACGCGCGAGGCCTCGGTCGCAGGCATCGGTAGCTCGGCGAGGACCTCGCCCACGCCGCGCACGCGCTTCTTCGGCGGCTGGTACAGCAGCGACGGGCACACGTCGGGACGACGCGCGACCAGCAGGTAGCGAGTGCGGTGCTGGGCCAGCCCGCCGATCTCGCCGCAGTCGTGCGTGGACGCGTGGAACACGTAGCCAGCCTTGCGGAGCATCGCGCGGAGCTCGCGGAGCATCGCCGACGCGCGCGTCGGGAGGCCCGGGACGTTCTCGAGGAGGACGAGCGCGGGCCCCTCGGGCCACGCCTCCAGCATCCGGCGCGTCCACTCGGTCGCGAGCCGATTCATGGCCTGGTACTTCGCCGTCTTCGCCTTCTCTGCGGAGAGGAGTCGCGAGCTGCCCTTGCACGGCGGGCTCATGAAGACGACGTCGGGAGCGGCGGGCCCGTACCGGGCGCGGAGGTCGGCGGGAGTGATCGTCTCGACGCTGGTGCACCACGCTGGCGAACCCGTGAGGTACTCGAAGTCGCGGCACGCGTTCGCGTCGAAGTCGATGCCGCCGAGCGAGCGGAAGGACGCCTCGACACCGGCGACGTTCACCGATGCCCGGATGAATCCGAGCGCGCCAGCTCCCAGGCCGCAGAACGGGAAGAGAACCGTGGGTTGGATCTCAGTCATGCGCGCCACCCGCTCCGAGCAGAGGGACGCTCATCCCCGTCGAGTACGTCTCCGCGAGCGACGCGGCGATCCGCGTGCTGACCGTGCCGCCGTCAGGGAGGACCATGTCCGCGAGGAACTCGCGCTCCACGGTCGTCTCTCCCGTGGCGATCATCTCCAGCTTCGCCTTGATGAGGAGCAGCTGGGCACGCCAACGGCGGCGCTCTTCGCTCTCCACCCACCGCTTGCGACGCGCGGTCTCCTCGGGGCCGCTCAGACTACGAAGCAGCGACTCGATCTCGGATCGCGACTTCTCGGGGGCTACCTCGGTGCCCTCCGCGTATCTGCGGACGTCAGCCACTGGTCACCTCGGGGCGCGCGGTCGCACCAGCCTCTTCGGCGCCGAGCAGCCGCACGAGCGCGCGCAGCGCCTCATGCGCCATGATCAGGCGCGACGAGGGGACGCGGCCCCATCGGTACCACTCGACGTCCATCGCGTTGATGCGGCCGTCCTCGGCCAGCGACTCGCGCGCGTCTTCGACGCTTCTGCCGGTGAGAATCCTGCCGACTGCCTCGCGGATACCCGCGGGGATCAGATGCTCGTGCGGCTCGAGGTTCACGTCCTCCTGATCGAAGTAGCCAGTGGCCCCGTCGAGGCAGTACTCCTCGATGTGGTGGAGCGCGTCGTTGAGGAAGACCTCTTCGGCGTACGACCAGACGTAGTCGTCTGACTTGCCACCCATCCCGATCGAGGCCTTCTCGGCGACGTATCCCGCCGTCTCTCGGCGACTCCGCCCACCCATCCAGCGGAGCACCTGCTCCGGGTGCGTGTGAGATCCGTAGTGCGCGAAGTGCATGCCGCCGATGTCGCCGTGCACGTACAGCTCGCCACCGGCGAGGACGATCGCCTCGAACCAGTACTCGGATCGGAAGGCCCCGTCCTTCTTTCGGAAGACGAGCCACGACCGCGAGTCGCGACTCCGGATCACGTGGTCCGCCAGCCACTTCGCCGAGTCATTCTGGATCCGCAGCGCGTAGTCGGCGGCGCTCTTTCGCCTGATCTTTCGGATGCTCACTGGACGGTCACCTTTCCTTCGGACACGACGAGACGGGCGTCGCAGAGTTCCGCGACGTCGGGGGAGTGGCTGACCAGGAGGACCTGGCGCGCGCCGATGTGGGCGACGGCGCGACGAAGCATCTCGACGTAGGCACGGGCCTTCGCGCCATCGAGCGCCGCCCCGCTCTCGTCGCGGACGATGGTCACGTCGCGCTGACCGCTCGAGCGGCACGCGAGCATCGTGAGCGCGAGCGAGACGGCCTCGCCGATGAGCACGCGCTCTCCTCCGGAGAACGTCTCGACGGGGCCCTCGCGGCCAGCCTCGGTGTCGAGCACGCGGACCTCGAGCGACTCCAGCAAGCGGCCGTCGGCGCCGAGGCGCTGGGTGTCGACGCAGACCGTCCAGCGTGGGCCGACGCAGGTGTGGAGGAGGTCCGTGGCGAGCGCGGAGAGCTCGGGGCCCGCCGCGTCGATCTCGAAGGCCTGGATCCCCTCGCGCCCGAAGTCGGCCTGGAGGTGCGCGTAGTCGGCGACGAGTTCCTGTTGCACCGCTAGCTCGGCGCGAAGCTGCTCACGGCGGTCAGCGGAGGCTGTCGCCGCGGCATGGTGGCGCTCCGCTTCCCCGACGCGGGACTCCGCGCCAGCGACCCCAGCGGCGGCGTGGGCATGCTGCGCATGCGCTTCCCGCTCCTGGCTCTCGCCGTACTCGACGTCGATTCGCGGGCGTTCCTCGGGCTCGCGAGGGCCCATCGACCCGAGCTCCGCCCACAGCTTCGCGACCTCCGCCGCCGCGGCGTCGACCTGCGGGAGCAGCTCCTCGATCCGACCCTCGGCAGCGAGAAGGCGCTGGCAGCGACTCTCCACGCCCTGGAGCGGCCTCAACTCCGCGAGCAGCGTTTCGTGAGCGCGGCGACCTTCCTCGAGTCGCGCGTGTGAGGCGGCAAGCTTGTCGCAGATCGAAGCCACCTCGGCGCGGGCAGCGGCCAGCAACGCTGAGACGCTCTCCACCTCACGCTCCGCATCGGCTACGGCGGAGTCGAGGTCTCCCTGCGCCGCAACGTGCTTCCCAGCCGCGACCGCCGAGGCCAAGTCACGCTCGACCCGCGAGAGCTCGGCGAGGTGCGTCCGCCGCGACGCCTCGAGGTCGGCGATGCGGCCTGGGAGCGCCTCCATGCGTGCGACGTGGTCCGCGTCCTTGTCGAGGGTCTCCTGGGCGATGGAGGGGGCGGAAGAGATGCCGCTGGCGATGGCGCGGAGAGCCAGCAAGAGCGGGTCGATCCGGGCGTCAACCCCGGCGGCCTGGTACGCGCGGGCCGCCGCAAGCTCCGACTCGATCTGCGCCAGCCGATTCCCGATCGCTTCGGAGGAGGCGCGCAGTTCGGGCGCCCGGGCCGCTGCCGCACGCGCCTCCCGAAACGAAGCGACGCGGCGGACGGCCACGCCGCGTCGTGCGATGGCAGCGTCGAGCTGGGCCTCCGCCGCGGTCGCCGATGCGTTCACGCGGGCGACGTCGTTCCTCGCACGTTGGTGCTCGATCTGGGCGGCGTCGGCCGCTGCCGTGGACGCTGCCACCTCGGCGAGGAGCTTCTCTCGTCGCGCTGCGGCAGCGCGGATCTCGTCCGCCTCTTCGAGGACGCGCCGATTGTTCGCGAGCCGCGCGAGCAGGTCGGTCTGCTCTGTCGTCCGGGTCTCGATGCGCTTCTCGATGTCGCGCCGGGCGAGGTTGCGCTGGACGATCTGCCCGTGGAGCTCGGCGACGCGAGCCTCTTCCGCCCGCAACGCGGCGGCCGCCTGACGAGTCGCGGTCACGCGCAGGCCAGCGTCGCTCGCGCGCAGCTGCGCTTCGGCCAGGCGCGTCCGGCAAGCTTCGAGCAGATCCGTTGCGTGCTCGACGGTGTCGCCCTGGATCTCGCCAATCTGGGCCTGGATGCGATCGGCCGCGACGAGCGCGCCCCGCCGGAGCTCGCCCGACGTCGCGGCGTAGCGCTCGAAGCGCTCGACGCCGAGTAGCCGGAGGAGGACAGCCTTCCGCGCGCTGGGCTTCAGCGCGAGGAACCCCGCGTCACCCTGCACCCCGAACTGCGCCGCGTAGAGCACCTCCGGCGCCGGCAGATGGCTCGACGCCCACGCGTCGAAGCTGCGCACCTTCGTGTCGGGGATGCACGGGACCCCGTCGGCGCCGACGACGAGGGACTCGCCCTTGCCCGAGAGCGCGTCGACGGTGTGGCGGATCGTGTACGCCTCTCCGCCGCTCGCGCAGCGGGTCTCAACCCACGAGTCGCGGCCTCGAGCGAGCCCCGAGAGCGGACCTCGCGTCGGGCACTCGCGGGTCACGCCTCCGGCGAGCAGCTCGAGGAGCGTGCTCTTGCCCGCGCCGTTCTCGCCGACGACTGCCACGATCCCAGGGAGCGCGCCGAGGTCGAGATCGACGTCGCCGAACGTCCCCATGTTGTGAATCTTGATCCCGTCGAATCGCATGTTCGCTCTCCCTGAGACGCCGAGGATTCGGACCTCGGTCGCATGTCCCGTTCGTGCGGTGAAAGGATTGAAAGCCCGCCCGCGAGACCCAGCTGTCCATGTGCCCCGCCGACTGCGCATCAGCTGACAGAGCCGTCTCGAAATCCCCGTCTCTCCGAGGTGCCACCTCGTTCACGCGCCAAGGTTTCGCGTCTGGACTTACGTTCTCCGGATCGTCCCATCGGCCCGAGGGCCTACTCGACGGTCGCCCGGTCCCGGCCAAATCCTATGCGGCGCGCTCGATCTCCATCGCTCGGGCGATGAGCCGCTCGGCGCGCTCGCCGTCGAGCCCCTGCCTCGCATAGAGGGCCCGCAGCTTGTCGGCGACGGTGACGGCCGATGCGATCTCCGGAGCTCGCGCCCGCTGCGGGGCGATGACCTCCTCTTCGACCTTCACGACCGCGGCGCCAGCGCTTCGCCACGCCGCCTCGAACCTCGCGGCGTCGACCTTCGCAGCCTCCCGACGGTCCGCGGCGACGAGGTAGCGGAAGCGGATCTCGGCCCCGGCGACCTCGATGCGGTGGCCATCGTGCGCGAGACCAGTGAACGGCTCGCCACCGTACGGGGCCTGCTCGTCCACGAGATAGTTCCCCGTCACGAGGTGCATCGGGGCGCACGGCGTGGCGACCGTCTCGACGTCGACCGACGCGATGCCGCGCCCGTCGCGCTCGCCGATCGTGAGAACGAGGAAGCCCTTGGACTCGACCTCGCCGAACGCGGTCCGGCGCGGGCTGCCCGGGTAGATGACCCGCATTGTCTGGCGATACGCCTCTGAGCGCGCATCGCTCGAGACGTCGACGTCCCACGACTGCGGCTTGTGGATGTGCCCGAGCACTGCCACGTCGGCGCCGGTGAGCGCGATGTCGTCGAGGCCGACCTCGAGGTCGCAGCCGACGAGGGGCTGCCCCGTCGAGGTCATCGATCCGCGCACCATCGCGTGGGCCGCGAAGATCCGCGTCGTGTCCGGGCTCCACCCGGAGAGCTGCGCGCCGAGTCCGCGCATCACAGAGCGCATCGCGTCACCCGCGGCGAGCTGGGTATGCTCGAGGGACGCGTGGCCGAGCGCGTTCGCGAGGTAGGCGGTCTGAGGCCAGGCGAGCACGCCAACCACCACGCGCCCCGCGCGCGTGTCGAAGGAGGCAGTGCCGACCCTCTCCTCGACGCGCACCTGGTGCCGGGTGCGCACGCGCTCGAGCAGCGGCAGGTCGCCGACGGCGTCGTGGTTGCCGCGCACGACGAGGAGCGGCGCGCGGTCGGCCACGCGGCGTACCCACGAGACGACGGCGGCGCGCTCGGCGGGGGTGGACCGGGCGTCGTACACGTCGCCAGTGTGGATGACGAGGTCGACGTCGCGAGCGATGATCTCGTCCGCGATGAAGTCGTGGACGCGGACGCATTCCTCGAAGCGCGAGCGCTCGGAGAAGTGGGAGTCGGCGACGACCGCGATCCGCATCACCAGCGCTCCCCGTCGTCGCCGCGGTCGATGGTCGACGCCGGGAGCGGCAGGTCATCGTCGTCGTCGCCATCGGTGAGCTCTCCGACGGGCGGCGCGGGTTCGCGCTCGAGCATCGGGACGTTCGTCGGCGGGTAGAAGAGCGCGGTGCCGCCGAGAGCGTTCGCCGCGATCATCTTCGAGAACTCGGTCCGGAGCGCGGGGTCGCTGGTGTGACCCGTGAAGGTCACCTGGACGGCGACGAACGGCTTCGTGAGCTCATCGTCGCCATAGGACGTGCGGATGCCCATCGAGCGGATCGCGCGGAGGCGCGCCTTGGTTTCGGCGTGCGACACGATGTGCATGCGCAGCTCGCGGATCTGGCCGGTCGCGTCCTTGTCCTTCGACTTCGCCTTCTCGATCAGCCCGACGATCGTCGGAGAGCCGTCTCGAAGGTCCATCTCCTTCTCCGCCGAGACGACATGGCGGATCCCGTCGGCGCCCATGTAGCTGCCGACCGCGCGGTAGCGGCAGTACCGAGGGTCGCGCCCATCGTCGAGGCGCCCGCTCACCTGCGGATTCCACGAGAGCCCGAGGGCATGGCCGAGCTTGTCGAGCGCAGCCTTCGAGAGCCCGCGCTTGCTCGGACCCGGCCCCGGAATCGGGTAGGTCTCGTTCTTCACGTCGACCATCACCGCGGTCAGGCGCACGCCGAAGCCCTCGGGCAGGGCGCCCGCGGACGTGAACGGCGAGATCAGGTGGGCCCGGTGCGCCGCCTCCTTGAGTTTTGCGTCCAGCGCCTTGGCGTCGTGGTAGGTGCCGGAGATCGGCTCGCGCGGTCGCTGCGCGATGGCGGTCGACTCCGACTGCGGGACGACGGTTCCGGTGTGGGATTCCTGAGTCTGGGTCTGGGTCATGATGCGGTCCTTTCGAGGGCGCACGCGATTCGAAGCGCGCGCCGGTAGTGGTTGACGGGGCGGGCCGCGGGCAGCGGCCGAAGGGTGGAGGCGAGGTACGCGGCACGGGCCACGGTGACGTGGAGGGTGGAGACGAGGGCGCGCTTCCGCGCGCAGTCGCATGTGCGGTGGCCAGATCCGTCGAGCGGGCGCCCGCAGAACCCGCAGAGACCGATCGAGTGGCTCACGAGCACACCGCCCGAGCCAGCGCGTCCTCGGCCTGTTCGGCGTGGATGCCGGCCACGAGGATCTCTAGGTACCCATCGAGGGTCGGCCGCGGTGCGACGAGGAGCGCGCGGTGCAGAGCGCGCGCGGCGAGCGCCCGGGTTCGCAGGGCGTCGAGCGCCTTGCCCGCGTGGCCGCCGACGACCGCGATCATGCGGCCCTCTGCGCCTGCGTCCGAAGCGCCTCCTGGAGCTCGGCGGCGAGCCCGTAGAGCCGGGACGCCTCACGGAGACGGCCGAAGGTCGCCTGGACTGACGCGGCCATCTCGAGGCCGCGCTGAACGATCTCCAGCGCATCCGCGGGCCCCGTGACGCACCATCGGCGCTCGTCGGGAGAGCGGACGACCAGCTGGCGCTGGACCACTCCGCCCACCCCGGCCGCGTCGGCGCACGCTTCGATCGAGCGCTGGGCCTCGTTGGTGACGTGGACGAGCACCATCACGACGCACCTCCGACACTGAGCATCGCGTCGACGCTTGCGACCGTGAGGATCTCGTCGACGAGCCCGGTGACCGCGAGGTCCACAGCGTGACGACGCAGCGCCGACTCGTCCTCGAGTTCCACCCACGCGGCGACCGGGTCGATCTCGTCGAGAAGGTTGACGAGGCCGAGCACCGGCGCGGTCTGGACCATCGTCGCCGCCGCGAACTCGTAGAGAGCCGCGAGCAGCGCGCGCTCGCCAGCGAGCCGGCGACGCGCGGTGGCGAGATCCTCCGCCGTGTAGCCGTACTCACGGGCGAGCCGCGAACCGGGACGCGTCACGTTCTCGAGGTCGCGGATGGACGCCAGGCAGTACGACGTTGCGACCGCGAGCGACTCGGGCTTCACCAGCCAGCGGGAGACCGGCGCCTCGATGTCCGCGCGCGACGTGTGCGGACGTGCGGCGAGAACCAGCGCGATGAACCTCTCAGACCAATCGACCGTCGTTCCGTTCTCCATGGCCACCAACCTTTCGAAGGTGACCTTGGATCGAGAGCGACTAGGCGTCAAGGACTAGTCGAGCGTGACGTGCGTTTTTCTCGCGACCGTCCTCTCGGAGGGGTGCGAGCATCGACGCATGAGGCGAACCTTGGCGGTGGGCGTAGTCGCGGCGTCGGTGGTCTGGGCGTGTGCGCCGCCGATGGTCTCGATGGTCGGGGATGCGATGGTGGACGTGGGCGAGACGCTGCGCGACGCGGACTCGGATGCGTCGGCGCAGATGGTCTACGAAGGGATCCCGTGCGTGGAGCGGGTGGTCTACGACTACGTCTATGAGATGCCGGCCGGAGGCCGCTACGCGTCGTCTTTGTCGCTGTGGTCCGCAGAGGTCGCGGTGGACGTTCCGCCATCGTCGGTGGTCCGCGCGTTCGCAGTCGTCTGCGGTCCGATCCGCTCGGGACTCGACCCCTCCTCGCTCTGTCCGGCAGGCGCGGTCTGCACCGGAGACTACGTGTACGACTACTACGCCGACGAACTCGATTGCCAAACCGTCGACGTGTCCATCGGCGAAGGCAGGGTCCGAGCTACATGCGGGTCGGCGAGCGAGAACGTGTCGACGTCGGCCGATGGAACGGCGAACCGAAGCGGGTCGACCTATCACTGGACCACGGCGCGGATCGTCGTGGAGACGCGGTGACCGCTCAACGTTTCTTGCTCGGCGTCGCAGGCGCCGCCGTCGGGGTGCTGGTGGTGATGGCCTGCGTCATGACCTGGGTGACCATGCGCGCTGTGGTGGCAACTGCCCCCACCATCGCAGCAGAGCCGCCAGCGGCAGCGGTTCTGCCGCCACCCGCGCCCCTGGCGCCGCCTCCTCCGCCCCCGATGTCAGAGGGGGAGCGCATCATCGCTGGGATGCGAGTCGAGGCCATCGGGCTCCGCGGTCTCGACGGTTCGGAGCTCGAATCGACGCTGGAGCAGTGGTCGAACTCGGCGGCGGACGTCAGCTACGGGATGCTCGAGCGTAGCCCCGATTCACACGTGGGAGATCGCGTCGTTTTCTCGGGCCGCGTCCTCGAGATTCACGATCTGCCGGACGGCGGAACGTTCTTGCGCCTTGGTACCGGGTCGTACGGGTCGGATCCCGTGTGGGTAGAGGCGTTCGTTCCGCCTGACGAGTCGGTGGTCGCCAACTCGCGAGTCCGCGTCTACGGCTACCTCACTGGGCCGCACACATACACGAGCGAAGCGGGGTGGAACATCACCATCCCGTCCATGCTGGCGGTTGCGGTGGTACCGCGTCGCCGTTAGAGGCCCTCGCCCAGCACGATCACTCGTCGCCAAGGCCCGTCGATCACGGGCCACGCCCCAGTGAGGTCGTCGACGCGCACGGGGCGCCCCGTCGCCAGAGCCTCGTCGACCATTCCGCGCTCGTCGCGCAGCGGTTCGCCCCACCGTCGGCTCACCCGGCCTTGGTCGTAGACCGCGGCGCGAGCTCCGCGAAGCTGGACGATGCGGACGGCGATCGCATGTGCGGGCGCGTGCGGATGTTCGGCGCACAGTCGCTCAAGGTCCCACCCGTCGCGTAGCTGACGGCACAAGGTCGACCGCGGCAGGAGGAGCGCGCCGCCGAGGTAGTTCGCCACCCGGCAGCATGCGCTGTCAGCCCCGCCACCTCGAGCTGCCCAGTGCCCGAGCTCGTGCGCGATGAGCCAGTGGAGACGGCGGAGCCGGACCCGACGGGGTACGAAGATCGTCTCTCCCATCAGGAGCGTCTCCCCTACGTCCGAGTAGCAGACCTCGACGCCGAGAGTCTCCGCCAGATCGATCGCGTTGATCGGGCAGTCGATGGACGCGAGCGAGAGCAACTCATGGGCGATCCCCTCCAGGGTGGGCAGCACGCGGCGATCGACGCCTGCCGACGGATCGACTGACAGCTACCTCACTGGCCGCTTCGGCGCGCCCTTGCCGCGCTCCCGCGCTCGAAGGCTGGCGAGCAACGACGCAGCTGTTTCGTAGGGGGAGAGGACGGTCGCGCGGTAGAACCGGACGCCCCGTAGCTCGGTCAGATGGCTCGCGTCGATAGGCCGGCCTGCGCGCTCCTCGTCAGCGATGAACGCCTCGACCTCGGGATACGGGGAGCGCGGCGCGTCGATCTCCACACCTCCCGCGGCCGTCTCGCCCATGATCTGGTCGACGGTCTTGCCGTAGAGGTGGCCGAGCTTCTTCAGCGTGTCGGTGTTCAGGGCCGCCACGACGCCGCGCTCGTATCGCGAGAGCGTGATGGGCTTGATGTCCGCGGCCTCAGCCGCCTCGTCTTGCTTGAGGCCCGCCGCCTCGCGGTACGCCTTCAGGCGCCGGCCCACCTCTTCGTTCGGCTTGTCGGCCACGACGGAATCACGCCATGGCGCTGAGCGAATCTCAATAGGCGCGAAGGACATCGCAAGATCCTATTGACCGACTAGGCGCGAGCGACTAGGCTCCGCAGTCATGGAAGCATCAGCCGTTGGAGCTCGGGTCAGGAGCGCGCGGAAGAAGGCGCGGCTCACCCAGGTAGAGCTCGCCAAGAAGGCCCGCATCGAGCAGTCGAGCCTCTCGAAGATCGAGCGCGCCGAGTGCGCTCCGAGGGCGTCGACGATCACGGCCATCGCCCGGGCGTGCGGGGTCACCACCGACGAGCTGCTGCTCGGCAAGGCCCGCGCCCAGCGCAAGGCGGTGTGATGCTGCCCGTGTCGGTCACCCGCGACGGGTATCTCGTCGCAGTCGTCGTCGGCGCATCGAGCGCTACCGCTCGGGCCACGTCGGCCCCCGAGGCGCGCCGCGCCGAGGCCCTCTGCCGCTGGTGGGCCGAACGCGGATGCCCGTCGGCCGCTGGCGCTCGCCCGTGGCGCTCGGCTGTCGAGCTGGTGGAGCACATCGCTGCCGAGATGGGCGCCGCCGATGCTGCGCAGGCTCGCCGACGCTTCACCCGCATCTTCGGGAGGGCCGCGTAGATGGCTGGCGAGCTGGCTCTCAGGCGGTTTCGCGATCGCGTCGCCCTGGCTCGCGATCTGACCTCGGTCCCCGACGAGGACCTGGACGACGAGTCCCGTGTGCTCCGCGACTGCGCGTGGGTCATGGCCGCGGATGCGCTCCTCGCCGGCCTGTTGACGCCGCTCGGCGTGCGGTGGCGGGTCGACCGTGCGCTCGAGATGCGAGCCCTCGCCATCGAGATGATCGAGGCGGGACACACGCGCGAGGCCGTGGGCGCCGCTGATGAGGCCCGTGCGCTCTACGAACAGGCGAGCGTCGCTCTCTTGCGGTGGCTCCTTTCGGACGGCGGAGGGGCGCATGGCTGAGCTTTGCTGCGCCGTCGGCCTGTTCTCCTTCTGGCTTGGGTGGGCGGCTCTTGGGGTGTGGACCTCGCGTCGTGCGATGCGGGCCGAGGAAGAGGATTGGGTGCGCATGCATCCCACGGATGGTGACGCTGAAACCGAGAAGGAGTGTCGACGATGACGGGGAAAATCACTGAGCGCAGGTGCAGTCGAGATCCGAAGGAGGAGCTCGAGCTGCGACGGGCGGAGGCGTCGTGCGTGCTCGCCGACGCCCTCCTGGCCGCGCAGGCGGCCGACCCATCGCTCACGCGACCTGTCGTGGCCGCGTCGGTCGGCGGGAGTCCCACTCTGATCTCTACGATGTGCGACCCGGAGCACGGCCGCGCGCTCGACGTGGCCCGCGCATCGATGCTGCCCGACGAGGCGCGTCGGATCCTGGCGCAGTGGATCGTGGGCGACGGCTACTGCGTCCTCCGCGTGGGTGTCGACGTCGAGGCCGGCGCGATCCCGCCCGAGCTCATCGCCCAGTGCCAGCGCAGCACGTCGCTCGCTGTCTCCCAGGCGCTCGACGGTGCGTCCGATGGCTATCTAGACGCCTTCAAGGGCGCGGCGCTCGAGTCGTCGTGTGACGTCGCCATCGCCAAGCTCCTCGCTCTCCGCGAGCTCGCCAGGCTGGCGCAGCGCGAGCGTGTGATCGCGGTCCCCGGGCCGGCGAGGGTCCAATGAGCCTCGACCCGCGCCTCGCGGCCATGCGCGATGTGAGCGTGCAGCTCGCGTCCGCCGAAGTTCGCGCCGAGATGGCAGAAGAGCGAGCCGCGAAGCTCGAGTCCGAGGTCGCCGCGCTGAGGCGTGAGCTGAGCCTGCTCGGGAATCCGGAGACGGGCTCGACTGGACGCGGTGTCCAGGGCGAGGCCGGGCACCCCACGGACTCGACCCTCGTCGAGCCCGTCTCCGGGCGCCGCGATGCGCTGAGCTTCGCGGACCTTCGAGCCACCAACGTCGCCCGGTGCGAGGAGCACTACCACCCCGTTGACGCATGGTCGTTCTCCGACTGGCTCACGGCGGTGGCGGGCGAGCTGGGAGAGCTGGCAGGCGTCGTAAAGAACATCCGCCGCCGCGCAGACGAGCGCGGGAACAGCCACGCAATCCCCGAGACGACCGTCGACCATCTTGCCGACGAGGCAGCCGACGTCGTCATCTATCTCGACCTGCTCTGTGCGCGCGCCGACGTGGACCTCGGCGCGGCGGTCCGACGGAAGTTCAACCGCGTCTCGATCGAGCGCTTGAAGAACGGCCCGCTGCTCCCGGTGTCGCGATGACCTCCTACGAGTCGTGGCTCGCGGAGAAGCTCACCACCTCGGTGGAGGCGCGCCCCGTGCCGCACGGCAGCGTCCATGAGCGCCTCTTCGCGTTCCAGCGTGAGATCGTCGAGTGGGCGCTGAACCTCGGGCGCGCCGCCATCTTCGCCGGTTGCGGGCTGGGCAAGACTGCCATGCAGGTCGAGTGGGCGCGCTGGGTAGCGGCCCACACTGGGCGACCCGTCCTCATCCTCGCCCCGCTCGCGGTGAGCACGCAGACCATCGCCGAGGGTGTGCTCCTCGGCGTGAGCATCACCTACGTCCGCAACGCCGAAGAGGTGGCGCTGGCTTCGTCGCCGATCCTCATCTCGAACTACGAGCGACTCGAGGACCTCCCGGTGGAGTCGATGGGCGGCGTCGTGCTCGACGAGTCGTCGATCCTCAAGGCGTTCATGGGCAAGACGAAGCGCGAGCTCGTGCGGCGCTGCGCTCCCGTCGAGTACCGGCTCGCGTGCACGGCGATGCCCGCCCCGAACGACCACATGGAGATCGGCAATCACTCGGAGTTCCTGGGTGTGATGCAGGGCTCGGACATGCTGACTCGCTGGTTCATCAACGACACGGCGAACTTCGGCACGTATCGATTGAAGGGCCACGCGGTCGAGTCGTTCTGGGATTGGGTGGCGTCGTGGGCCGTGTGCTGCGCGCTCCCGTCGGACCTTGGCCACAGCGACGAAGGCTACGTGCTCCCTCCGCTGCGGGTGATCCCCAGCTGGGTGGACGTGGACCTCACCGCAGGCGCGGAGGTCGGGTCGATCTTCCGCGTCGTCGAGACGTCGGCCACCTCCATCCACAAAGAGAAGCGCCGCACGCTGGCCGACCGCGTGGCTCGCGTCGCAGAGCTGGTTGCCGCCGAGCCCGACGAGACGTGGATCGTCTGGTGCGACACGGACTACGAGTCGGAGGCGCTCGCGAAGGCCATCCCCGAGGCCGTCGAGGTTCGCGGCTCGCACCCGCTCGAGCGGAAGGAAGCCGCGTCGCTCGCGTTCGCTGCGGGCGAGACTCGGATACTGCTTTCAAAGCCATCCGTCTTCGGGTGGGGCATGAACTGGCAGCACGCCGCGCGGCAGGTCTTCAGCGGCGCGACGTGGAGCTACGAGCTCTTCTACCAGGCGGTCCGACGGTCCTATCGATTCGGGCAGAAGCGCCCCGTCGACGTGTACGTGGTGATGGCCTCGACCGAGCGTGTGATGTGGGACGCGCTCTACGCCAAGCAGGTCGCGCACGACGAGATGCGGTCCGGAATGGCGAGCGCGATGCGGCGTGCGCAGTCGAAGTCGAGCCCGCGAGTGGCCTACGCGCCGTCGGTGCCGATGGCGATCCCGAAGTGGCTGAGGAGCGAGAGGAGCGCGGCATGAGCATCCGGGTACTGAATCAGGCGAGCGGCGAGAACTGGCATCTCTACAACGGTGACTGCGTCGAGGTCGCGCGCGCGCTGCCAGAGAAGAGCGTGGGCCTCAGCGTCTACTCGCCGCCGTTCAGCAACCTCTACACGTACAGCGACAGCGAGCGCGACATGGGCAACTCGGTCGATGATCGCCAGTTCCTCCAGAACTACGCGTTCCTCGCATCAGAGGTCCTTCGCATCACGCGCCCGGGGCGACTGTGCGCGGTGCACTGCAAGGACCTCGTGGACTACCAGGGACGCGACGGTCGCGCGGGCCTCCGCGACTTCCCGGGCGAGCTGATCCGCATCCACGAGGCGGCCGGATGGAAGTACCACTCGCGCGTGACGGTGTGGAAGTGCCCCGTCACCGAGATGCAGAGGACCAAGTCGCACGGGCTGCTCTACAAGCAGCTCCGCACCGACAGTTCGTTCTCGCGACAGGGCCTCGCGGAGTACGTGCTCGTCTTTCGTCGATGGGCCGCGGAGGGCGAGGAGATCAGCCCCGTCACGCACACGCCCGAGTCCTTCCCGCTCAAGCAGTGGCAGGAGTGGGCCTCGCCGGTGTGGATGGACATCGACCAGACCAACGTGCTGAACGTCGCCGTCGCGCGTGACGACCGCGACGAGAAGCACCTCTGCCCTCTCCAGCTGGACCTCATCGAGCGGTGCGTGAAGCTCTGGTCGAACCCGGGCGACGTCGTCTTCTCTCCCTTCGCTGGCATCGGGAGCGAGGGCGTCGAGACGCTGAAGGCTGGGCGACGCTTCGTTGGCGCCGAGCTCAAGGATGCCTATTTCGACAAGGCGATCGGCCACCTGAGGAGCGCGCAGGCGGTCAGTGGCCAGCGCTCGCTCTCGGACCTCCTGGCGGGAACGGCGCAATGAGCAAGCCGGCCTCGATCATCATGACGACCGACCACGCTGCGGTGATGCATGCGCCGTGGGTCCAGCAGTTCGACCTGCTCGACCGCTGGATGGCGGGCAGCCCGCTCGGCAACCGACCCGACGGCACGTTCGGCGACCTGATGTGCATCGATCCGCCGTACTCCGAGCGCGTGCACAAGGGTCACGACGCGGGCCCCAACGCCGATGGTGTGGACCGCGCGCTCCTCCCCTACGCCGCTTGGCGCGCGCTCGACGTCGAGCGCTTCGTCGACACGTGGGCTCCCTTCGTTCGCGGGTGGTGGTGCGTGCTCACGGACCACATCCTCGCTCGAGCATGGGAGAGGGAGCTCGAGGCGGCCGGCCTCTACCCCTTCGCCCCGTTGCCCGTCGTGGTGCCCGGTCAGACCGTGCGCCGCCGCGGGGATGGGCCGAGCTCGTGCACGACCTGGCTCGTCGTCGCGCGCCCGCGCAACAAGGAGTTCGCCGGGTGGGGCACGACGCGCAGCGACTACCGACTGCCGGTCGGAGTGGCAAACGACGCGGAGGTCACCGGCGGCAAGAGCTCCTACCTCATGAGCGAGATCGTCTCGGACTACTCGCGGCCCGGGGACATCGTCATCGATCCCGTGTGCGGGTGCGGGACGACGGGGGTCGCAGCGCGGCGCCTCGCACGCCTCTTCGTTGGGGGCGACATCGACGAGGCGCGTGCACGCCGCGCGGCCGACCGCATCTGGGCCACACGCGAGCAGCTCGTGATCCGTGCGACGACAAGCGAGCGCGAGGTGGTGCAGACGACGCTGCCCGAGGTTGCGTCATGACTGAGCGCGAGCGAATCACCCATGCGGCGATCCGCGTGAATGGCGAGGTCTGGGCGCTGCCCGCCCCCGCCCGCCACCACGTCCTCGTGCACGCGTGGTGCAGCGCCCACTTCAAGGATGGTCTCAACGGACGCCTCCGCGAGCACGAGAGCGGCTTCCTGACCAATGCTGGGCGCTACGTCGACCGTGGTGAGGCGAAGCGCATCGCCGAGGTCGCGGGCCAGCTTCTCAACGTCCCCGGGCGCAGCCACGGACTGCCGGACCTCTACTCGGAGGACGTATGGTGACCCACCTCTTCACCGGCGCGCCGTGGCCTGATCCCGGGCCGCACTACGTCGACATGCTTCTCGGCACGAGCGCCGGCTTCGAGTTCTCAGAGCGCGAAGCGCTCTACGACAAGCTCGCTGGGCGCGGGGTCAAGCTAGACCGCGCGAGCTTTCGGCGCGTCTTCGGCCTCTACCTCGCCTTCACGGCGAGGCCGGAGCAGCCCGTCTTTGGCTACTCACCTTTGGGTGGCCGATGACCGAGCACTTCCGCTGCCGCCCCCTCAGCGCGACCCTCTCGCGCGAAGCGTGCGCCGCAAAGCACCGCCGGTCCGATCCCGACGTGAGCGGCGGCCTCCGGGCGAAGGTCATCGCGGCCGACGCGTGCCATCGGTGCCCCGTCGGCGCAGCCCACGCCCGCGGCGAGGCGCCCACGGCCTGGCCCGACGGCGAGCAGCTCGTGGTCCTAGGTGCACCAAGCCGCGCCGCCCCGAGCGCCTCGGAGTCCGCCTCCACCAAGCTCGAGCTGCGCGGCGTCCTGATGCACCGTGGGACGAGCCCTGCAGTCGACGGTCGCCGGTACGCCTACAAGGGCGAACGCCTCACCCGGGCCGGCTGGGCTCGACGGCTGGGGATCTCCTACGACGCCCTTCGGATGCGCCTGAGGACGAAGTCCCTCGCCGAGGCGATCGAGATGGGCGGGCCTGGCGGGTCAGCCGCCGAGGAGCGGGCGAGGACGGCAGCCCGGTCCCGTGTCGAGCGCGCGCTCCGCAAGGCCGGCGTGGTGGTGGTGGAGGTGGTCGAGGTGAACGGCGAGATCCTGGCGAGGTGTGCCCCGTGAGCACCGAGAAGAGCACCAGCAAGAGGAAGGGACGCTACGCGGCCCTTCATGGCGACCTCTGGCGTCACCCGAAGGTGGCCGGCGGGCCGCACAAGGGGAAGGTCTACGAGCCGCTCTCGCTCGCCGCGCGAGGCCTCTGGGCCTCGCTCCTCAGCTACGCGATCGACCAGGAGACCGATGGCCGGGTGAGTTCGACGACCGTCGTGCTCGTCGCCGCGTCGTGCTCTCCGAAGGACCGCGCGTCCGCGCTCGCGGAGCTCGAGACCAACGACCTCGTGGTCGATTCGGCCATCCACGGGTTCGCCGACTCGAACATCACCGCGGCCGAATGGGCCGACTCAAAGGCGGCCGACGCCGAGAAGAAGCGCCTGAAGAGGGCGGAGGAAGCGGCCAAGCGCGAAGCGACGTCCGCCGGACGTCCTTCGGACGTCCTCAAGACGTCCGAAGGACGTCGGCAGGACAAACCGAAGACGGCGGACGGAGTCTCTCGCGCGAAGACAGAAGACATAAGACCTAAGACCTCTGAGAGAGGGGGAGAGGGCGCTGACGCGCCGGCCCCCCCCGTCCCGTCGGACGTCGAGGTCCATCCGAGACCGGTCCCCGTCGTCGCCCCGGCTCAGGCGGCGCCCATGGCACCGGTGGACCCTGGCGAGGCGCTGGTCGAGCGCGCCGCCTCGAAGGCGTCGATGGCTACCCGGCTCATCGGGCTCTACGCCAAGGCGTACGAGGGGGCGTTCAGGGACCTCTGGCAGGGCCACAGCGCCGCTCGGTCGGCCATCGACGAGACCGCGGCATGGTGCCTGTCCCAGCCTGACCCGGAGGTCGCCGCCGTGCGCTGCGTCGAGGGCGCCTACTCGACGGCGCGGCTGCTCAAGCACCGCGTGCCGTGGGCGTGGATCGCGGAGGACCCGGCGAAGTACGCGGCTTCGAGCACGCGACCGAGCACGGGCGGACCGCCGAGCAAGCCCGCTCACGAACTCATCCCGGAGGCTGACCGCAGCCCCCTGACACCGGCCGAGAAGGCCCAGCTCGAAGCGATGGGAGGCTGACGTGGATCGACTGAACTCGGTGCTCGACGACGTGCTCTCGAAGGTGCGCGGGGTCCTCGTGAAGGACCCCGCAGTCATCGCGGCCTACGAGGCCGACCAGGTCGCTGGCCAGGCGGCCTACGACCGCGCTCTGCGGAAGGGGCGGGTCATGCGCCTTCGGAAGGCCGGGGTGCCGCTGATGGACTCGGCTTTCAAGGTCCTCGAGGACCGCGGCGTCGGCGGCTTCGCGGACTGGGAGATCACCTCCGTGGCGCGCCGCTTCGGGCTCGGGCCGCGCCGCATCCTGGTCCTCACGGGCGACCTCGGCCGCGGCAAGACCACCGCAGCGGCGTGCGTGGCGTTCCCCCGGATGGAGCGCGGGCGCCCCGGCGTCGTGTACGTGCGAGAGCGCGTGCTCGCGAAGTGGCTCGGCAGCTACCGGCACGACCGCGAATGGGACGCGGCCATCCGCTGCGCGACCCTCATCGTCGACGAGCTCGGAACCGCGGTCTCGCCGCAGGACCAGGAGCGCGCCCGCATGGCGCTGCTCGAGATCGTGGACGACCGCATGAACAACGACCGCAAGACGGTCCTCATCGGCAACCTCGCTCGCGCCGACTTCGACGCGCGCTTCGACCGCCGCATGATCGACCGCCTCCGCGACATCGGCGTGTTCCACGAGGACCTCGGCGCATCGCGCCGCCGCGACGGCGGTGACGAATGACCAAGCTCGACGCCACCGCCCTCCGCGCGCTGTCCGAGGTCGATGGGCCGCTCCACGCCGCGCTCGAGCGCGCGCTCCTCGCTGGTGTCCCCACGAAGGACCTCGGCTGGTTCCGGCGCGTCCCGACCCCGTCCGAGCCCGTGCACCTCGTCGCCGGTGGGCGCGCGGTTTGGTCCGACCAGGGCGGGTGGGTCCCCGAGGCCGACCGCATCCTCGCTCACGCGGCGGGTGCGAAGTGAGCCGCCAGGTCCAGCGGCCCAAGCCCGCGCCGTACACGCGTCGCGCGCTTCCGCCGACCCCGCCGTCCAGGCCCACCGTCGCCGAGCTCTACCTCGAGCCCGACCGGCCCATGGCCCGCATCTCGGCCGTCGGCGTCGAAGAGGAGCGAGCCGCCATCGGCCCCATCGCCGGCCGCGACATCGACACCATGCAGCTGTCCCTCGATGGGCGGACGGCCCGCTACACGCTCCTGCCGCGGAGGTCGTCATGAAGGGCGCACCCACCGGCGGAGTGGTCCTCGGACTCGAGGTCGAGGCGGCCAGCTGCACCTGGGCCCTCGTCCGCCTCACCGAGCAGGGCAGCCAGGTCATCCAGTGCGGCGTGCTCCGAGCGCGCTCCCCGTGGAGCAACCGCAAGCCCGAAGCGGTCGAAGGTGACACGCGCGCCTTCGCCGAGTTCGCCGGCCTGCTCCGGGTGGTGATGAACCGCGAGCACCTCGAGGCCGTCGTCCGAACGATGGGAAAGCCCACCGTCGAGATGGGCCGCGTGCTCGGGGTCACCGACGCCGCAGCGGCCGAGGTCGGACACCTCGCCGAGGTCGACACTACGAGCGCCCAGCGGTGGGCCCGTCACGTCAGCGAGACCGACCGCCAGCGCATCACCTCGATGCTCGAGGAGGACGACACGTCGCTCCGCTGGTCGGGCTCGGTCCTACGTGCCGTCGGGGCCGTCTTGGCCGCGGGCGACGTCGACGAGCTCGTCAGCTCGGTGCGGCGCCTTCGCCGGCCGGGACCCCAACGAACCTGATCAGAGTACCGAGACCGAGAGAGAGACATGCCACACACCGACCGAAGCCACCAACATTCTCCCGATCGACAGGGTGAAACCTCAACAACTTCCACAAGCGATGTGGGTGCGGGTGTCGAGAAGCGTTCTCGCGGCCGGTTCGTAAAAGGCATCGGCCCGGGGCGTGGGAAGGGCTCCAAGCCCCCGCAACAATCGGCCTCGCGCGCGCGGGGGATCTCGGACCGGCACCGACTGTTCGCAGAGGGCATCGCTCGGGGGGAGCGTGGCCTCGACGCGGCGAAGGCGGCGGGGTTCCTCGGCAACGACAAGACGCTGACCGAGACGGCGAGCCGCCTGCAGCTTCGGCCGGACATCCAGGCGCACCTCGCGATGCTGAGGGCCAAGAGCACGACCTCGACGGTGCTCGACCTCCAGGCCCGGCTCGAGATGCTCTCGCGGATCGCGAACGGCGACCCGGTGACCCACGTGCTGAAGGACGGGTCGAGCGTCGAGGCGCCCGCGAGCGCGCGCGACCGCATCGCGGCGATCGCCGAGGTCGGCAAGCTGAAGGGGGACTACGTCAAGAAGGTCGAGCACACGGGCAACGTGAAGACGCTCGTGGAGCTCATCGACGAGCTGGACGAGCGGCGGTCGGCGGAAGCGACAGCGGCGAAGGCGGTGGGGTGATGGCGAAGGTGATCAAGAAGGGGGCGCTCCCCGTGTTCGTGGCCCGCAACACGTGTCGCGACTGCAGGTCCGAGGTCGAGTACACGCGGGCCGACGTCGAGGGTGACCAACGCGAGGGGAACTACGTCCGGTGCCCGGTGTGCAAGGCACTCATCGCGGAGTCGACGCTGAAGTGGAAGGCGAAGTCGTGAACGGGCTCGACCTGTTCCGGTGCCTCCCGCTGAGGTGCACCCTCACCCGCTCGAGCTGCGCGAAGAGACACCTCGAGGTGTCCCCGCTCGCCGGCTCCCCAGGCGTGCAACGGCCGACCGCGGGCGAGTGCCGGGGCTGCGTCGTCGGCGAGGCCCACGCCCGAGGTGAGCGGCCGGAGACCTGGCCCGATGGGGCGGCCATCACCGAGCGCCCGGCGCTCTCGACGCCCGTCCCCACAGAACCGTCACCGTCGCTCCGGGCTGGCCGCTCGGTGCTCATCGAGATGCGAGCACGCACTGCAGCCGCGCGCGTCACCTCCACGTTGGCAAGGCCAGCGATCCGCCCACCACCACGACCGAAGGAGAAGCCCGTGTCACCCAATCGAAGGAACGGCGCCGAGAGGCGCATCACGCTCAACGGCCGCACCGACAACCTCACGGGGTGGGGAGAGGAGCTCGGACTGACCGGGGCCGCCATCGCCCACCGTCTCGCCCGCGGCTGGACCGAGGAGGAGGCGCTGACCATCGCCAAGGGCTACTCACCTGAGCGCTTGAAGAGGACGGGGCGTCCCAAGTCGGAGCCCCCGCGACCAGGGGCCGAGGACGCCGCCGGGGGGTGTGACTGCGGAGGCGTGGGCACCTGCCGCTACTGCGTGGCGAACATGGCCAACCTGCGACGCGAGCTCTTCACGAAGGACGCTCGGCTGGATGGCGCCGCCACGGCCACCACGGTCGGGCAGTACGTCCGCGCTTGCCGCCTCGCAGCGTGGCTCAGTCTGCGCGACGTAGCCACCGCCCTCGATGCCGCAGTGGGCGGCGGCGTGGACCATGTGTTCGTGGGCGAGGTGGAGCGCGACCGGCGTCCGCTCCCGCGCGCCATGTGGGCAAGCCTCAAGACCGTCATTCCTTGCCTCCACCTTGATGCGATGGAGGAGCTTGCCGAGGTCGAGTCCAAGAGCGCGATCGACTGGCTGCGCGTGCTGGGCTTCGCGGTCGAGGACGCGGGCATGTCGCCCAACGGCCGCCACGTGCTGCTCGTCGACGCCGGCGTCGCCCGGGGGGCAGCATGAAGCGCGTCGTCATCAACCGGGCCGTGGTGCGCGGCATGAGGAGCGTGCTGAACGCCGTCGCGCGCTTCGAACCGACGCCGGAGGCGGCGCAGGCGAAAGCGTTCCTCGAGGTGCTCGTCGAGCGCTTCGACGAGAAGGGCCTCGAAGAGCACGAGCTCACCCTCGAGCCATGCGCGACGCTCGAAGATCTCGTCGTCGCGCACGTGCGTCGGCACGGACCAGCCAGCCTATTCGGCCGCATCCGCGATTGGACGGGCGCGTATCCCGTCGAGGGGCCCGCGGCGCAGGTGCTCGCTGATCCTGGCGGTCGCACTGGGCTTGGCATCGACGAACTCGACGGCGACGACCTCCGCGCGCTCATCGTCGAGCGCGATGCCAAGATCACCGAACTCCATGGGATCATCGAGGCCGTCAACGCGTCGTCCCGAGGCCCGAAGGACGCGGTCGAGCGCCAGGAGGCCCGGGTGGAGCGCCAGGAGCGCCACACCATCGATGCGCTGCGGGCGCAGATAGCCGCGATGCAGAAGCTCCACGCGGAGTCGCGCGTGGAGGCCGACCTCGCCGCCGCTCGCCAGCTGCTCGCCGACAGGTACGCCGCCATCCGCGAGCTCGAGGCGCAGCTCGCTTCCGCCAAGGCGGCGGTCGACGGCGCGGCCGAACTCGAGCGGAGGCTCGCCACCATCGAAGCGGAGCACGCCGCCGAGTGCGAGGGATACGAGCTGGCTCTGAGCGGTGCCGACTCGCGCGAGGCCGAGAGCACCAACCTGATCCTCGCGCAGGCCGTCGTGCTCGTGCGGGAGCTGGGGACGCGTGTGAGCCGTCGCTCTCGTGCGGAAGGGTGCGACTTCGGGCCGTGAGCGAGGCGGTACTCAGAACCATCGACCGCTGGAGGTCTGATCCCGTCGAGTTCGCCCACGACGTGCTCGGCATCGATCCATGGGTGGACGACGACGGGTTCGACTCGCAGGCGAGCGTGCTGCGCTCCAACGCGTTCGACCTCACGAGCTCGACGCGGAGCGGCCACAAGACCGGTAAGTCGACAGATGCTGCCGTCATCGCGCTCTGGAACTACTGCCTGTTCCCCGGCGTGCGCGTCATCCTCACCGCGCCCACGTGGCGCCAGATCGAGGAGGTGATCTGGCGCGAGGTCGGGATCCTCTACCGACGCGCGAAGAAGCGCGGGTACGACCTCGGCGGCAAGCTCAACGAGCGTCCCGACCGCGGTCTACGCGGCGACCAGGACCGCGAGGTGTGGGGCTTCTCGACCGACGACCCGGACCGCTTCAGCGGCATCTCCGGTGCGCGCGTCGTGTACCTCCTCGACGAGGCCGCGGGCATCGACGACGCGATCGACGAGGCCATCGAGGGCAACAGGGCGGGCGGCGCGCAGAAGCACTGCTACGGCAACCCGACCCGCACCGAGGGGTTCTTCTTCCGCTCGCATCACGAGGAGTCGGACGCCTACAAGCTCCACCACCTCAACTCCGAGCGCACGCCCAACGCGCGAGGCCTGGGCGCCCCGATCCCCGGCGTGGCGACGAAGGACTGGGTCGAGCGCAAGCGCAAGCAGTGGCACCCGCACGAGACCCATCCGATCTACGGCTACCGCGTGCGCGGCGACTTCCCTGCGCAGGCCTCGCACTCGGTGTTCGGCCTCGCCGCCGTCGAGGCCGCGATTCGCCGGTGGGTCCCCGTCTGCCCCGAGGTCCACCTGACGAAGCGCCTCGAGGTGGGCCTCGACTGCGCGCGCTTCGGCGATGACTCGAACGTCGTCTTTCCCCGTCGCGGGCCGTACGGCTACGCACCGACCGCGACGGGCGGCCAGGACTCGATCCAGGTGGCGGGCTGGGCCCGCAAGGTCATCAACGACCTTCGCACGCCGACCGAGCGCTCGCGCGGGCCCAAGCCTCGGGTGAAGGTCGACGTGATCGGAATCGGCGCGGGCGTCTACGACCAGCTGAAGGCCAGCGCGCCCGAGATCGAGGTGGTGCCCGTCAACGGCAGCTCGTCCCCGACGCAGGAGCCGAGCGACGGTGACCCCGGCTACGTGAACCTCCGCGCCGAGGTGCACTTCGCTGCGGCCGAGTGGACCGAGACGGCGATGCTCCCGCCCGACCGGGAGCTTCGCAGCGAGCTCCTCGCGGTGCGATACAAGTTCGACAAGCTCGGGCGCGTCCAGGTCGAGGAGAAGGACGCTCTGAAGGAGCGCATCGGGCGCAGCCCCGATCGCATGGACGCGATGACGCTGTCCGTGCACGACCCGAAGGTGTGGTCGCCGCGCCCGCTGCGTGTGGGGGCGCTCTCGGGATGACCGTCGAGGTGGCGATCGCCTCGACGCGCGCGAAGTGGAGCCACGCTCCAGTGGACGTCCACGACATCGAAGAGCGCCTCGCGATGCGCCAGGTCGACGCAGAGGTGGTCCTGCATGGCCCGCAGCCTCACTGCCCAGCGGCGCGGCTGTTCGTGCGGCACGGTGACCGATGGCGGTCCGCCTACGTCCACCGCGCACAGGACACCGACGAAGCGCTCGACCGATGCATGAGGGGACGATGACTGCGACGGTCGAGACGGCGCCGCAGGACGGCCTCTGGGAGGTCGATCGCTTCACGATGACCTATCAGGGCAGGTCCGAGGCGCTGGTTCTGGTGGCGCGGACCAGCGTCCTCGTGGCGCTCGAGTGGTGGCTCATCGTGCAGGGCGTCCAGCGGGCCTGACCCTAGACGGCTTCGCGGCGTTCGCCCGAGCGTGGGCCCGTGGACCCCGAAGAACTGATCAAGGCCCTCGTCAGCAAGCGCGACGGGTACGAGGGGGACCTCGCTTGGGAGAAGTTTCTCCTCGACGCGTACGCCGGCACCGGCGGGTTCCAGGGGAAGGTGCGCCAGCCGCTCTCGGGCTTCTGGGGCCCTGGCAGCGCCATCTACCAGGGGCGAGCGTGGGCCGACGATGCGGGCGACGAAGGCGACATCGACACCTACCTCGACCGGTTCCCACGCGAGGACCTGGCGAAGTTCGCGCGCCGGGCGGCGATGGCGCACTACCCGAACCCCGTCGAGCCCGTCGTCGACATCCGCCTGAGCTACCTCCACCGCCGGCCCCCGACGTATCGAGGGACCGAGGTCGTCGAGGGGTTCTTGGCCAATGCCGACGGTCAGGGGCGCCCGTGGGACACGCTCCTCCACGACACCATCCACCTCCGAGCCGAGATCCTCGGCTGGTGTCCGGTGCTCTTCGACATGCCGCGCACCGATGAACCCGTGACCTCGCGCGCGGACGCGAAGGAGCGCGGGATCATGCCGTACGCCACGCCGCTGTTCCCCGGGCAGATCTACGACTGGTCGTTCGAGCGCGGCGTGCTCCGCGCGGTGAAGATCGGCACGTGGTGGGACGAGCGGCCTGACCTGCTGCTCGGGCCGTGCACGAAGGTCCACGGGATCTCCATCTGGTACCCGGACCGCGTCATCACGTACGAAGTCGTGAAGGACGAGAACGGAAAGCACGTCATCCGCAACGAGGCGGAGCGCCCGAACCCGTGGGGAGAGATCCCGCTGCGTGTGTGCGTGCCCAAGCCGTCGCAGCTGCCGCTCCGCGGACTGTCGGCCATCGGCACCGTCGCGAAGCTGGCCAAGCGCCTCTTCAACTATTTGTCCGAGCTCGACGAGCACATGCGCTCGAGCGTGTTCGCCCTCTTGCAGGTGCCGACCAACGACCCGGAGAAGATGGGGACGGTCCTCGGCGGCGCGGGGAACGCGCTGCCCATCCGCTACGACTCGTCGGTCGAGTACAAGTTCCTCAACCCCGACACCGCGATCCCCGTCGTCTACGAGAAGCGCATCGAGGCCACCGAGAAGGCCATCGCGCGGAACGCCAAGACCGGATACGCGGCGAACGACACGAAGCAGGTCCAGAGCGGGCTCAGTAAGGCGTTCGACTTCGAGACGATGAACCGCTCGCTCTCGGACACCGCCAAGCACCACGCCGCGTTCAACGAATCCGTGCTGCGCCTCGTCGCGAGGATGGACGGCGTCGGCGATGAGCAGGTCGAGAAGATCACCGTCACCCCGCAGACGCGCTTCGACGTCGAGGAGCTGTCTGCCGAGTTGGAGAACGCGCTCGCCGCGACGAGCCTCCCTCTCGGGCCCACCGCCATCGCCGAGATGACGAAGCGCCTCGTGCGCCAGCTCCTGCCGAACCTCGAGCCCGAGAAGCTCGCTCAGATCGACTCCGAGATCGACGGGCTCGCGCTCGCGGCGGAGCAGGCCCGCGCGGCAGCGGCCGAGGTCGACGCGGAGCCAGACCCGGAAGACGGGATGGAAGAGGACGAGCCCGCTGACCCGAACGAGAAGGCCGGCAGCAAGAAGGCCGCGTGACCCGGGCGCTCGCGCGCCGCACCGACGCAGAGCGACGGGCGGCTGACCGAGCACGGCGAGCTCGCCGTCGCATGCTCACCGCGCAGCGTCGGACCGAGGCGGAGCTGGCGCGCACCTGGACCCGCATCGAGGAAAGCCTCCGCGCCACGCTCTCGGGCCTGCTCCGAGACGACGCCAGCATCGAAGCCATCCTCGAGCGGCTGCGCGCCGAGGTCCGCCCCACCGCACGCGCGCGCCTCGATGCCATCGTCACGGGGACGCGCTCGGCGGCCGGGCACGGTCACGCTGCGGGCGTCTCCACGCCAGAGGCCGCGTTCGGCGAGCTCGGCGCGGCTGCGTCCCGACGCATCGCCGCCGGCATGGCGCCCGACGCAGCTACGAGGTTGGCGACGCGGTACCTCGACGGCGACCGAGCGATCGGAGGCCTGCGGCTCTCCGAGCGCCTCCATGCCCGCTCCGAGGAGAGCGTCCGAGCCCTCGCCGTCGAGCTCCGTGATGGGATCCGCGCGGGGCGCACGGTCGCCGACCTGGCGCAGTCACTCCTCGAGGTGGACGACGTCCGCGTGGCGCTGCCGCGCTACATCGCCGACCTGCGCGCCGCGGTGCGAGTGGGGGACCGCGTGCGGCTGCGCGCCGCGGTGAACGACCACGTCGGCAGCGTCAACCGGCTCACCGACCCGACGCTGCGCGCTGCAGCTCGGCGCTTCCAGCGCGTGGCCATGCGGGCGACCAACGAGGACCTCGAGCGCCAGCTCGGATACTGGATCCGCGACCGTGCGCTCTACACCGAGCGCGTCGTGGCGCGCACCGAGACCGCGCGCGCGTTCACCGCCGCGTTCCACGAGAGCACGCGCGAGCAGCCGTGGGTGAAGGGCTACCGCTGGGAGCTCTCCCCTCAGCATCCGCGCCCCGACATCTGCGACGTCTACGCCGCGCAGTCGATCGACGGCCTCGGCCCAGGCGGCTACGAGGTCGACGGCGTCCCGACGTGTCCGGCGCATCCGAACTGCCTCTGCTTCACGACGGCCATCCTCGACGACCGGCACTTCGAGCGCGAGCTCGCCGAAGCGCGGGGGGAGCCGCCACCGCCAGAGGGATGGCGAGACCCGCATCACGAGACCGCCGCGGAGTGGATCTCGCGGCAGCCGCCGTCGATGCAGCACGAGATCCTCGGGCCCGGTCGCCTCCGCGCGTTCCAGCGGGAGCCGTCCCGTGTGGTCGGGCCCCGAGGCGCGTTGCGACCGCTCTGGGAGGTGGAAGGCCGGTCCCGACCCGTGCCTCCGCCGCGACGGTGGGAGCGCGCGACCGAGCGGGATCCGTTCCGCGAGGCGGGCTCCAGAGCGCCAGTTCCCGTCGAGCCCGCAGGCGAGGTGCCTGGGTCACGGGCCACCTACCGCTACACGCACGCGATGGAGCTCGTCGCG